CAAAAAGTTCCAGAGTGCGGAGAGTGCTTTTGGTGTAAAGAAAGAGATTGGGCAATTGAACAAGCCAAGTAGTTGTACATTTTGTATGCACCCGTTTACGGGTTTAGCCACACGAGAAGACGGTGCCATTAAGGTGTGCTGTCGCAGTCAGCCAATTGGCTGGATACAAAACGAAAGTTTAGAAGAAGCATGGAACGGCGATGCAATGCGTGAAGTACGTAGACAAGTACTTAACAATGAACGCCCTGATGTTTGCAAACCTTGCTTTGACCTCGAAGATCAGGGTGTACAGAGCTTACGACAGCGTCATATAGCAGGGGTAATACCTGAAGCAAGGGTCAACTTATACCCTGATGCTTTAGACGCTTTAGACGACGATTATACAATGCCGTTTGAGTTTCCTACTATGGAAGTAAAACTAAACAACTTATGTAATTTAAAATGCAGGATGTGTAATCCGTTAGATAGTACACAATGGAAAGACTGGGACAAAGTTACAGAATTTTACAAAAAAGAAAATAATTACCTTATACCCACAGTCGAAAAACTTGTAGACACACCAGGAAAATATATTGGACCTTTTGATGATTCAAAAAACTGGTGGGAAAGTTTTGAAAAACTACTTCCTTATTTTAGAAGAGTAGAATTTGCTGGTGGTGAACCTCTAATGGATCCCCAGCACTACAAAATATTAGATATGCTATCCGAGTACGGAGAAAATATCGAAATTAAGTATGCCACTAACGGAACTACATTAGGAATTAAAGGCGGCAGAACTATACACGATTATTGGCCAAAGTTTAGAAGTGTTGCTGTAAACGTAAGCATTGACGGAATACATGATACATATGAATACATAAGAGGCAATGGAAAGTTTTCTGAAGTCGAAGAAAATATAAAAATAATGAAACAAATTCCTACTGTAAGTAGAATAGTAGGGGCTTTTACAGTACAAGCAAATAACATTTTACAAATAGACAAAGTTATCGAGTACTTTTTAGAAGAAATGGAGATTATTTTTTATTCTCACAGAGTAAATTATCCTATGGCATTGTCTGCACAAGTAATTCCTCAAATGTTAAAAAACAAAGTAATTAATAATCTAGAGCAAATGAAAAAGAAAGTGTTAGATTATAAATTAGTAAAAGAAAACGACTTAATTAAAAAAGTTACTTTACAGCAAATACAGGACAATATAAATTTTATACAAGCAAAAGATATGCATAAAAGTCATTGGAAAGATTGCGTAGCATTTAACAAAGCCTTAGACGAAACTAGAAAGCAGGACTTTGTAAAAACAAACCCAGAGTTTGCACAATATGTATAAAGTAGAAAGCAGATGGGGTCATCAAGATTCTATACACGTTGAATGGAACTTAGGCAAACGTTGCAATTTTGATTGTGGCTACTGTCCGGCTGAAATACATGATAACTTTAGTTCACATACTGACATTAAAATATTATTACACGCCATTGACGAATTAGCCGAACTAGATAAACCAATTAGATTAAGTTTGACAGGAGGAGAACCTAGTGTCCATCCTAAAATTAATGAACTATTAGATTATGCTACCCAAAAGTTTGACTGGGTAAACATGACTACTAACGGTACTAGAAAGTCTCGCTGGTACTCAACACTTCCTATACAGCACTTAGTATTCAGTATACATTTTGACAATGATCACTGGAGGCGAGTAACTGATACAATAATTATGTTTAGTCAAGAATTAGACATGGACCAACGAGAACTTCCCTATCAAGTAAACGTAATGGCTCATCACGAGCACATGAAGGCTGTAAGAGAATGTGTAGCTGCCCTTGATGCATTTTTTATTCCTTTTGTAATAAGAAGAATAAGGTGGACCGAAGCTGATAATAGAGATTGGTTCGACGATATGAGATATCAAACACAAGATCTTGACTGGATAATCAGTAAAGACGCAACGGCTAAACCAAATTGCATTGTTGACGACACAAAGTTAATTCATGCAAACGACATTATAAAAAAACATATGAATCAATTCGAAGGTTGGAAATGTAATGCAGGTTTAGAAAGTCTAATGATAAACTGGGACGGTGAGGTGCATAGAGCTACTTGTAGAGTCGGCGGCAGTTTAGGTAATATTTATAACGGAACGTTTACTGCTCCTACCGATCCTATTATTTGTACAAGAAAATGGTGTACGTGTGCTGCTGATATTCCTTTAACTAAAATTTCCATTTAGTTATATGAGTGTCGGGCTGGCAACTACATGATGATCTCGGACATATAATTGTTTTTAAATCCATAGCACTATTTGCAAATTTTTCTGCAAAATCTTCTGCAAACATATTAATACCGACATCTTTAAAAACTTGCTCTTGACAACTTCCTGTTACACTGCCGTCATGTGTTATTACTAAATTTTCAAGTGCAACATTACAACTCCAACCTTGAAAATAATTTTTTCTGTCTACAATATATTTGTTAGGAGTTGCTGGTACAGCAGCATTGTTATCATACATTGCTATACTTTCATGTATTCTAAACCTATGTAAATTACTAATAATCCAATTGCTGTCTGGAGCACGTTTTATAGGCTGCGATAGGTAATCTAATTGTTCTTGTGTGTAACTATCTATATCATAACCCGGTGCGTCTACAACTTCTTTGGCTTGTATTATCCAAGGTTGCTGACTGGTTTTCATTTTTTCAATAAGGTATACACACCTGTCCCATTCTGTAGCATCCATTAGCATAAGGCCTGTAACGTCTACTCCCCTTTCAAATAGATGGTCACCTACAGCAATAAAATTATCTATGTTTACATCTTTCTGATGGCAACTTAATACAACCTCGTCTACGTCTTGTGTATTTTGTTCAAACCATCTTACTGTTCTTGACCCATTTGTTGTACATTGTATATGTACCGAATGATTTTGTTTTATTTCTTTACAAAATTGAGCAAAGTGAGGCCATAGTGTTGGTTCGCCTCCACCAACAATATTAATTTTAAATTTAGTTTTGTTATGATGTTTTATATAACTGTCAAATAATAGTCTAAAGTTTTTAATTACAGTATCAATGTTTTTAGGGTAACGCAATTTATTAGTTACACTGCCCGGAAAACAATATGCACAATTAAAATTACATATGTCTGTAGGCCAGAATCTAATGTCTAATAGATCAGGCTCTTGGGTAGAAATAATTTTAATTAATTCTGTCATAATAAATGTGCTAATTCAGGAAATACTTTTGCTGCACTTAAACCTCTAATAGCATCAAGTTTGTTAACGTACTCTTTAAACCCTGGCAACAAGTGGCTGTTGTCTTGTGCATTCATATGATTTAATACTGCTTCCCAACGTTTCCATCCATATGGATTAATTTTCCAATAATCGTCGTCTTTTCTATAGTTTTGCCATAACCAATCTTTAAAATCTAGAAAACGTTCTTCTACATCTTGTTTATCTTCTTTAGATAAAATCTGTATGCTTAAAAATGTAGGAATATACAATAAATGCATATTAACTAAGCCGCCGCCCATTTGTACGTCACCGGGAACAGTGCCAGTATTTAATTTTTTAAATCCGCTTTCTACTTTCCATTTCATAAAATCTGGCAAGTGTTTAACATTAAAAATTTGTATTGCTGTTGCAAGACTAGTTTGTATGTTGTCTGGTGTATTATCTAGCATATGCAAATTGCGTTCTACTGTTTCCCAACTAGTAGGAAAACGTATGTACTCGTCTCTTTCGTAACAAGCATCCATACTTACAGCAAATTTCACTTTTTTAAATTTACTCCATAATTCTATTAGATCTTCATCAACTAGCAGTCCATTAGAGTTGTATCTAAGTAATATTTTGTCTTGATATCCTTGCCTTACAATTTCTTCTATAAATTGTTTGTGCTCTTTTATCATTAGCGGCTCGCCACCAGCAAAGTAAACTTGTTTTAAGTTTGGAATTTGTCTATACATTTCTTCCCAAAATGTATCTTTCTCGTGCCACTTGTTATTAAATTCTTCTTTGCTCCACGCCATTTGTCTTTTTACATCTGGATCAATTAGATTAGGCTCTAATTTTTTCCAGTCACCTACCCACTTACTAGAATCATGAGGACTACACATTACACATTTAATATTACAAGTATGTCCTAAGCGTAAATCTAAATACACTAGTTCTTCAGGAACGGTTCCGTCTTCTTTTGTTTGCCTTAAAAGTTCTGGAATATCAATGCCATCTTCATCTCTATGCCAAGTCATTGTTTCCCATATGCGTTTGGATACTACACCTACTTTTTCTTCTTCGTAGCACTTACGACAACTTGCTGGTATTTCACCTGCCATCATTGTTTTTCTAACACTTTTCATATAGTCGTTATTCCATGCTTCCATAGGTGTTTCACGACCAAAATTTGCAGGCTTGCCGTGTTCCATACGTACTAAACCAACTTCGTGATCATTGCCTGCACCACTAGCATTTGCACTACAGCATAGCCTCATATCGCCGTTTGGTCTTGTAGCAAAGTGTATCCAAGGTAATGCACAAAAGGTAGGAGTTGCTAGACTTGCAATTTCTCTTTGGTACTTTCCTAATTGAGTGTCTTTGTCGTTAAAGTGGTCCATTATAATTCTACCATTTCTATAAATTGATCTCGAGGATTGCTGAAACTGTTTGCTTTGCCACAAGTCTTTGCACACATGATGAGTTTATTTTTATTCCAGTAATAATCCCAAACAGTTTGATACGCATCACTGTTTATAATTTCTTTTAAAGTATTGTTTACAGTATTTAATTTTTCAAAGCCGCCTAATGACTCAACTAGAGCAAAATATTGTTGTTTTATTTTTTCTTGCGGCTCTTTTAATATACCACTATCATTGTATGTGTATCTTGCAGGTGCAATAAAACAGCACGGAGATAATATTTTTTGTGCATCAATATAAATTTCTTTTCCGTATTTTACTACGCAATTAATTTCGGTGTTATCGACCCACTCTTGAAATTTGTCAACTTGTTCTTGGGTAATAAAATTTAAGTTAGTAGTTGAAGACGGTTCTAAATAGTGTGTGATATTTTTTTCTTTATCATAAACTTCAAATTTGTCTGAAGCAATAAATCTCGTACTTGCTTTCATACTAAAGTTTGCAAACCCTAAACTTTGTGCTCTTTGCCTAGCTTCTTCTACTTGATGTTCGTTATGCTTAAAAACAAGCATAGCCCAATCTGCTTTGCCGCCGGCATTTATAAACGCTGTTGCATTTTCAATTACTCTGTTGTAAGTGGTATTTACACGGTACAAATGGTGGGTATCTTCTAATCCGTCAATAGCAAATATTACGCGATCATTGTTATCTAAAACAGAAGCAAGTTCGCTCCACCATACTGGTTTTCGGGCGCCGCCGTTAGTGTGTATTTTTATAGTTACGTGAGGGGCAATAGATTTTGAGTATCTGCACATTTCTATTAAATCATTATTAACCATAGGGTCGCCGTAGTTACCACAAAAATAAAAATATTGTATTTGTTTTAACACCTCTGGGGATATAATTTTTTTGAAATCGTCTAGTGTCCAGTCACCTTCTACTAAATTAGGATTAGGTAATCCTCCGTGATAGTTTCTAGCACACATAGGACAGGCTGCTTGACAACGACTTGTTATCTCTAAATGAATGCCTCTAAGTTCGTCAAATTTAAACACGTTATTTTCTTCCTATTGCCATATATCGATTATACTGTGGCAGTTTTAATGTATAATCTTTTACATCTTGTAACGCAAATTTATTTACTAAGTCGCTAGGTTTTTTAACACAATTTATATGTTCTTCTAAACTAAAAAAATTATTACTTTGCACAACTACATGACAACCGGGCGGTATATTATTAAACCAAATATTTAATTGCTCATCAGTTACGTGTTCTGTACTAGTATTAATAACAATATCTGGCAAAGTGTCATATCGATACAGTGTCATATCTTTACATACTGCTCTAAATTTGCCTTCCATTTCTTGACGCTTGTTAATAGTGTATGCTATGTCTCGGCACTCAGGATCTATATCAATGCTTGTAATTTTTTCAATATTTAATTTACTATTAAACAACAAACTTGCAAGTACACCATTCCATCCGCCATGAATTACAATATCTAAATTTTCTTTAGTAATTTGTTTTTCTAATATTTTTATTAACCACAATTTACTGCGGATTTGTCCTTTCCAAAAACTCTCAAGAGTGCGATCTCTATCCTTACTATCGCGGATAGCATCCATATAAAACATTACATCTTCTATATCAATTTTCATTTATTTTTTCCAATATGTTATAGTAATCACTATGATTAGCCTGTTTTACTATATCAATATAATTTTGTTGATTATAAAATAATTTATTTTTAATTTTTTTAAACTTATCATTTTTTTCAGTAATTGATAGTTTAGAAAATTTTTCTACCTCGTCTATAACCATTTGTGTACGTTTAATTGTATCAGTCTCATTATCATAACTTTCGTCAAACAGCTCGGGAAATGTTTTAAATCCTAAACTTCTTAAATAGGTTAACATACCTGGTGCAGATAAAAGCAAAAAAGGGTGTAAATTAAGAATAGGTTTATAAGTTTTTTCAGTAATAAATCTTGTTGTAAGACTAGTTTCAGATACTACACTAAAATACGTGTCAGTGTAGTGTAAAAGATTACTGTTGTATACATTTGTCATAGCAAATTCATCAGACTTCATGTCTAAAATAATAGGTTTAAAATTTGAACAAAAATCTTCTAAATATTCGTCATATAAATCGTTCTGTTGTAAAATTTCTATTGTCTTATCCATTTCAAATTTAAAATCTAAACTTTGTATATCAGCAAGGCTAACAAAATTGTTAGATACTAAATTTCTTTTTTGTAGTTCTGCTACAGCAAACACTCTATGCGGTCTAAGTTTTCCATTATAAAAAATAAAATCCTTTGTTTTTACATGATCGGCATTAGTTAAAAATTTGTTTACTTCATTAAAATATTCTGTTCTAAAAAAATCTACAGATATTGGCAACAGGAAACTATTTAAATTATTATTTTTTAAAAAGTTTTTATAGTTTTCTTCAAAATCTAAGTCAGCATGAATACAATATATTTTATATTCTAACAATTTGTTTTTTTCTAGTCTGTTGTATAAATTTAAAAACCAGTGATCTAACTCATGTCCTTCCATGCTGTAATGTAATACAATTTTTAATCCTTTTTTAAACTTCTCTCTTGCTTGATCTGAAACAAGTTTAAATATATCATCAGTAGTATAAACATTATTTAGGTCAACAGTGTACAAATTTAAATCATTAGTATTCATAGTTGTACTAATATCTTTCTCAG